CCAATGCCGAGCGTAAAGCCTCCGTGTACTCGTCAGGCTCAACCCGGATCTTGAACGGCGGCAAGCCCCTCGCATACGAAACGAAATCGACCCACTTCCATCCTGTCACAACGAGCTGACCATGAACCTGGGCCTTGTAGTCGTCGGGTAGTTTATTACCGAGCAGGTATGAGAGGTGCGTCTTCGGCATCGGGCATTTCAGCTCAAGACCTCCTTCGTCTCCCACCGCACTATCTGGACTGGCTCCGAAGCGCCCGCAATCGGTCGTGCAGAAGCCGATCTGCTTAACGTCCTCATCGGTCATGAGAGCGTACCAGGCCCTGCTTTCCGGTTCGCATTCGAGGCCGTGCAGCATTGGCTTCGTCAGAATCTCATTGTCCTCATCCCACGGGGCGTACTTCTCAGCAAGAAGTTCACAGATGTAGTCGTCGGCGCTTTTTGAGAGCTGCATTGTCTTGGCGGTCAAAATGCGGTGGAAAGATGATGACGTGGGAATACCCCTGCGAGCTTGCCACCATTGGGGCGTTAGTTGAGGACAGTCGTGAATTATCATGCCGCCTCCTCATTCTTCGCCTTCCTCTGTGCAATCGTCGTGTTGAGCGATTTGACTGCCTCATCGAATCGGCTAGCGGGAATCTGGGCCACCGTTTCAACCTTCAACCACGCAAAGAACTTCGCACGAATCGCCTTCACTCCCAGCTCCTCGCAGTAATCCAGAAGTTCGGACAACTTCACTTCCTGCTCATCGCTGATTGGCGTGTTGCCGTTGTTTCCGTCCAGGTCCTCGTCTGCAACCACCACGTTGAAGATGGAGCACGTGAGATACCGCTTCCCGTAAGCGAAGGTCGAACCCTTCCCTTGGGTGGCGGTCATATTCGAATTTCCCTTTGCTCCCATGCCATCAAGCGGAACATCGAGGTGGTACTGCCTGGAGTGGCCTCCAACGTGATGTAGGTCGGCGATGATTCTCATTGAGTGTTCGGGCCTCGGGCTGTCGCCTTCAGCGAACGAGAGGGAGAAGCCGTGTTTCGTGTAGGTGGGCTTGATCGTGTGGACGACGTTCTCCAGGCGGGCGTATCGTGTCCTGGTGTGGGTGTTCTGGGCATCTTTGACGACGACGGGCAGATCTCGCTGGCACGCATTTAGGGCGACGGTGAATGCTTCGAGCGATCTTGATGCCATCCAGCGATCCTGAAGGTCCATCAGGCGACTCATCTTCTCAACGTCCATCCCCTGGTTAATCGCTGATTGGAGAAGGGCCATTGGCGTGGGCTCTCGCTCTGCTGGCAGCTCGGCGGGTAGCGTAGTTGGTTCTTGGTTGTCGGTTTGTTTCTTGGTCATATTCCTCCCATTAAAAGTGACCGTTGGCGATGCGAGCGTAAGACTCAGGGTCTATATTGGAAGATAAAGAAGATGGGAATTACCTCACACCGCAACGGTCGAGTCGGAGAATTGCACGGATTGGGGTTAGTGTCAACGGGGCTGCAAGAAGTGAGGGAGAATTAGTTGTTAGCGTGACTCTTGTATTGCTCCAGGGCAGCTTGAAGGCAAGCTTCGCAGATCCACACCCCTTGGCAGCCGTAGTCTATTTCCCCAAGCTCAACAATTACCGGAAAGCTTTGCTCGCATATATCGCAGTCGAAAGAAGGATTCAGCGGTCTCCCGATGATTTCCTCGAAGGTCTCACGAGAGGCTGACCAAAAATCAATTGCCCGCAATTTGTCATAGATGGCTCTTGTATCCGCATCTGGTTCCTCAAACGGTCGGCGTGCGTGAGCTGGATCGCAGAGGCGCAGATAGTGCCGCCAGACTCCCAGTGCATCTTCTCGAAAATCAACTATTCGAATCTGGCGTTGTACTTCCGTCATTTTCCTCCGAGTGAATCGTGAATCAGTTTCCGCTGGCCTTCCTGAAGCTGCTCGTAGGCCCTGGCGTACAGGGTGGGGTCGCCCTTCGTCATGACTTCGAGTAGCCGCTGTTTCTCCTCCAGGTAGACGCGGGCAAAGTTGGGGTCTCTCTCCACAATGGAGGCGGTGTTGTCGATGAGGTCGGCGAGTTTGATGGTTTGGGCTCGGGCAGGGGCATTGGAGAGGCGTTGGGCATCCAGTTTTTTTCTGTGCTTGCGATTGCCGACCACCTTCGTGTAGTCGGTCAATGCAGACACAAGCTCGTAAACATCCACCTCGAAACGGTTCGCAATCTCCCCGAATGTCGTCTCAGTATCCTCCACCACATCATGCAGCAACGCCGCAATGAGCATGTTTTCGTCGTGCGGTACCGAGCGGACAATCTCCATCACACTCTCAAGATGGACCGTGTACGGCTCGTCTGAATACTTGCGTTTCTGGTTGCCGTGGCGTTCGGTTGCGAAGGTGCGGGCGAGGGTTATTAGGTCGGTCATAGGTCCTCTGTTGAATTAGTGGCAACAGAATGACATGAGAGGCGGGAGGAGTCAACTAGGCAGCAAGATAGAGCCGACTTATCTCATTACCCGATACAGAAACTGATTGACGTGAAGCACATTCCTAGCGTATCTGTTATGACAAGCAACACGCTACGGGGAGGGTGGATGACAACAAGCGACAAGCCAGCAACAATTCAATTCAACTTTCAACAATTCGCAGGTGATCAGCACGTTTTAACGCTGGACCTCGACGCCGTGGGTGCCCACATCCTGTTGATGTGTGCCGCTGGCGTCTCTGGAGAGGGCTACCGCCTTCCGAACGACAAGCGAAGGCTGAAAACCCTCCTCAGAAACCCACCGAACGAGGATTTCAAGCGAATAATGGCACAACTCCTCGCTGGCCCGTGGAAGATTTCCGATGACAGGCAGTGGCTTGAGCAACACGGCCTGAAGCGAAGTTTCGAACTGTCTCAAAAACAGAGCGAGAACGCCAGGAAGCGATGGGAGAGCCAGGCTGAAGCGAAGTCGATGCCAGAATCATCCCAGACCGATGCCAAACCTGCCGAGGTTCCCGCCGCCATGTGGAAAACGGTCCTTGCTCGCCTCCCCGTTCCGAGCGACCCGCCTGAACCGTGGCAGAAATCAAATCAGTTCGTGAATGTCGGTCGGCGTCCGATGCTGTCCTACCCCGACCTGTGGATAACGCCCCTCGAACTCTGCAACGCCCTCACCCTCTTCAAAGCGAAGGGACTACCAGAAACCCACTGGCGAGAGGTCTTCCAGAAGGCCCAAGCGAGCGCCACGAACAAGCGAGCCAACGGAACAAGCCCCGATCGATTTGGGGCCTACGTGACGATTACCGGATGGGCTCTTGAAGAAACTATGAGGCTCTACAACGAAGAGGTGAAGACGAAGCGGAACAAGGGAGCCTCAAACACCCCGCCAAACGGCACAGGACGCCCCACACCGAAAGAATTCATTCCAGACCTACCTCCGCCTACCCCTCGAACAGAGGAGCAACGTGCGGCTGACAGAGCGTTAATGCTTGAAAAGTTGCCGAAGTTGGCGAGGAAGCTGGACATGAATCGGGTCTTGAATTAGCCGACGGGTTGACCGACACGGCGAATTCTGAGAAACCTAGTTGCAACATTCACCCTTTGAAAAGGTGAGGCTAAACTTCACGGGCTAGAGCTTGTGACCGGACGGTGCTTGGAAGCGAGAGTTCCGGGGATTCAATCAAGGTTCCATTCCGAAAGGACTGACGCCCCAGGTGGGGGCTGTTGGGCTTTTCTTTGAAATAGGTGTTTCCCGAACTGGCCTACCAGTTGGGTTTTCCAGGCAACGAGTTACTGGTTGATGTAGCTATCTCCCCCTGCGCCCTGGTCCGACCTCATACGTTTACAAACGCCTAGTATAAAAAGAGAAGGCCCTGCTCTAACGTAGGTCAGAACAGAGCCTCATCAATGAACTAGCCTGCAAAAAGCGCCCCCGCAATTAGCAGTGGCTACAGGCTAGCCTCCCCCATAACCCATGTCAATAGGCATGATGATGAGAGGGAAAGGGGGCTGTGTATCTTCTGATCCGTGACGAAACCCCGTTTGACGTGATACTCTCCCCTCGTGTCCGAACATCAAGACCAATCCGACTTCTTCGCCTTCATCCGAAAGATAAATCATCCTGCCGTCCCCATGACCCGTGCCGTCCCCAACGGGGCAATAGGCCGCACCAAATCACGCAGGCTGTTCTTTTGGCGGGAGGGGGCTAGCTCAGGTACTCCCGATATCATCGTGCTCTTCCCTGGGCAATCTGGGCCGTCTAAAGGGAAGCCGATGGTCATCGAGATGAAGTTCGGGGATGGGAAGCTCTCGAAGGAGCAAGTCGAGTTTCGGGACGACTTCATCAGAACATGGGGGCCGGAGTGCTACTGCCTCGCATATTCGGGTGCCGAAGCCGCTATCGCCTGGTGCAAACACGTGGGGGTTGCAATCCAGTACTAAACGTGTCAACATCCCTGCACTATGCCAAAACGACCCACACCGAAAATGCTCAGACGCCGAAACCCCGGGATGCACCTTGCACGCCAGAAGTTCAATTCGCATCGGGAATTCGCTGAGGCGGTTGGAGTGGCGGAATCGACGATAAGCCGGAAATTGTACGGGGAGTCGGCGATTGGGTATGAGGATGCGGTACGGATTGAGAGGGCGGCACGGATTCCTGGGTTGAGGAAAGTGTTGGCGCCGGAGTTGTTTGGGGAGGGGGAATAACATGATAGCGATACTAAAGCGGCTTATGTGCTCATTGGGCCTTCATGAATGGCAAGTGCAGTCGAGCGTTGCTTTGGTTGAGAATGGCGCTCTATCGTTTACGCCGCTCAGGGTGTGGTGTAGAGCGTGCGGAAAACGTCATTCGGCAGATGAGGGAGGCATATGAACGCGCTAGATTTCGTAAAGTTGGCCAGATTGCAGGTGCTACGCCCGCTAATAAGCATCTCGTTTGAGATGTTAGCTTTTGGCGATCGTGCGCTTCTACAGTCGAAGGTTGATGAACTTCGAAAGGTGGCGACAAAGTTGAATGCCCGCGACTTAGTGGCGGATATCGATCCGACCAGACCCACGATCACGATTTATGGCGTAGTCGCTCCGCCGGAGTTGCTCGGCGAGACGGAGGCCAATGACTAACGACGACGACATCCTAGAGGGCCTAGCATCTACTCCAGATCCGGAGATACAGAAAGAGTTCGATGAAGCGGCGGCGGTGTTAACTGCTATCGAAGGAGCTAAAGAGTCAGGTATGGAAGCAGAATTTATGACCTACTTTCTACGGAGCTTTAAGGCTGGACGGTCGATATCAGAATCTATTTGGGATGCTCAATGTGAGTGGGATTTATGACAACTAAAGACGAGAAAGCGGCGGAAGGCATTCAAATTGGCTGTGCATTATCCAACATTCGCGAATCAAATCAGGCGGAGCATTCAGCTATTCAAGCGTATATCACTTCGCTTCACTCCCAGATTGCTGAGTTGAAGGAAGAACTGCTCACTAGCAGGCGCTACTCCGCGCGTCATTACGAAAGAGCAGACAAGAATCAGTTCCTATTTCTGCAATTTAAACAGGAATACGACGCCCTCAAGGCGAGCGGTTGGGAATGGATCGTAACAAGCGATGAGCATCCTAAAGTTGGCGAAGAAGTGCTACTAGCTCATTTCAATGAGTCACGAGATTCTTGGCGGTATGTTTTCGGATTCTTAGATCGTGACGACAATGAAAGTTATTGGGAGACTCATAAGGGCGCAGCGGAGTTGGTGGAATATTCTCACTGGATGTCGATAGAACCGCCCAGTACAAGCGTGTACGACCAATCAAAGGAGGCTCCCGCTGTGCCGAAGGGGCCGAAGAAGGAGGGGGAGTGAGCACGTCACTGAACGGTCTGCGAAACGACTTCCGCAAGCGCCTTGAGCGGGACCGTCTTTCACTTCGCAAGGCACAAGAGCATGTCGGCATTTCGTTCGCCACATTGTCGAGATTCGAGCGAGGCGGCGAGATGAGCTCGCCCAACGTGGAACGTCTCCGGTCATGGCTCTCTGGAAAGCCGATTGCAAAGGTGAAGCCGGTTGGGGTGCGGCGAATGAAGGTTGCGGGGCAGACGTTCTTGATAACGATTGAACTGGTACAGGAGGCCAATGACTAAAGACGACGACTTCTTAGAGGGCCTAGCCTCTACTCCAGATCCGGAGATACAGAAGGAGTTTGAGGAAGCGGCGGCGGTGTTAACTGCTATCGAAGGAGCTAAAGAGTCAGGTATGGAAGCAGAATTTATGACGTACTTCCTACGAAGCTTTAAAGCTGGACGGTCGATACCAGAATCTATCTGGGATGCACAGTGTGAGTGGGATTTATGAAGACGGACGAGGGGAAGTAGATGGGAATGTACTATTACTTTAATCAAGACACTCACGCCGCCATCCCGCTCTGGAAGAAATGGGCGGTACAGCTACTTGGTAAGCGTGTCGGGTATCGAAATCACTTACTCGCTTACGAATGGCGGGGGACGGTTTATGTTATCAAATAGGTGGCGTCAACGATATGATCGCATCCGTCAGTTCTGGTGCGGGCTGCGAGGACACGGCAATATTTTTCAATATCGCTATGTTGCAGGATTTGCCCACCATGGCCCGTTCGTAACTTCCTCGACTAAACCAGTATGCCTGAATTGCGGGAAGGAGTTATGAGCGAGACTAAAGACGAGAAAGCGGCGGAAGAGTATCGGCAAAGGGTTGTTGATTACGACCCAGACTTGCCCGGTGCAATAGTCTACGGGGATGATGAAGCCATTATCGCAACCTTCCTCGCTGGCATAAAGCACGGTCGGGAGAATCCGCCGTGGGTGTCGGTGGAGGAGGGGTTGCCGGAGGAGCCAGGCCAGTATCAGGTCATACGCTCGATACGAAATCTAAAGACACTAAAGACAGACGTGCTCGATCCCGGAGTAGTTTCAGTCTCTGAGTTTACTATCGACCCCTACAAGCATTGGAAAGGCTTCGAATGGGTCATCACCCACTGGCTCCCGCTGCCGAAGGGGCCGAAGAAGGAGGGGGAGTGAGTAAAGAAGCAGACGAGAAAGCAAAGGAGTATGCCAGCAGCACGGTGTTTGTGTCGAAACTCGGAGAGGAAGCAGACGCTGACGCACTGATTCATAACCTGCGGTTTATGGCGTATGGAGCAGGGTATCAAGACGGACAGCAAGCTGCAGCAAGAGAGCTGGAGGAACTGCGAGCGCTTCGGGACAAGGTTCGCCAAAGTCCAATCGTCGGCTTGCGTGAAATCCGTCATGTCGATGGTGTCTGGATGGAATTTGAGGCTATGCCTGAGTCGGGTGCGAGAGTGCTGCTAGATGCGGGGTTACCTGAAGACGAGCGTATCCGGTTGGTCTACGCCGTTCCGGTGGAGGTGGTGGAAAGTGATAAAACATATAAGGAAGCTAAATGAATAACCATAACGATCAAATCGAATCCATCGACGAACGCCTACGCTCAGCAGAAAGAGGGGTTGCAGCCATAGGTTCCCACCTCGTGCTACTCTACATCGCCGTGTTGATGATGTTCATTCTGCTCGGAGTATCCGCTGCAGCCCACGCAGAGAAGCCGAACGCAAAGGTAACCGCACGCCGCGGCTACTCAATGACGTTCAGAATCAAGTTCCCGTGGGGTACCTGTACGACTCGTTACTACCATCCGACGGTCAGATATCCTGTTATCCTGCGAGGCAACGCTTGCGGCACTCGGACGACATGCTACCGGGTTTTCAAGGGCCCGAAATATAACTGTATCTATTAGGAGTTTATGCGAAAAGAATACTACGAGAAGAAAATTGTCGAGCTGGAAGAGGAATTGCAAGCACTTCGAAGTGAAGTTCACAGGCTAAGTGCCGAGAAGACGGTGTTGATGTCCCAGAAGGAGGAGAAGCTTGAGCAGATGATGCAGGGCGTTCTCTCGTTCATGCAGCAGCTCTATCAGGGCGGGGCGAAGACGCAGGGCCTACTGCTTCGAAATATGGCCGTCGTTAACGACTATTTGAGCGGAGCAACTGGGAAGCGTTACGAGAACCTCATCAAGGCGACGGGCATCGACTACAGACCGGTCGAAGACGACGAAGACGAGGACTTATGACGCTCGGTGACTGGCTCGTTATCGGAGTCGTAGCCATAATGCAGGTTAATGACCGGCTGACGTGGAAGTTTGCGAAGCTGTTGGAGCGGAAGGTGGAGTTGCTGGAGAAGAAGATTGAACGTGGGTCGCTGAGAGGAGATGAGTGAGAATGAAAAGTGAGGACAGTAACAAGCAGATCGACGAAAGCCTCGGCCGAGAGCTGACCGCCATACGACGTTGTGTTGAGGAGCTTAGGATGCGGTTCATTGGAACCAACATACCGAGTGACATTAGAGGCATTGAACGGTCAGTCGATGAGCTGTTGCGGCGAACTGAGAAGAAAACCGGAAGGTGGGCTAAAGCGTGGAAGTGGTTCGGAAGCGAGAGTTTTGTGAACACTTGCTTCGGTTTAATCGCGTTGTTGGGAGCGTTGCTGATGGGTTTGTTACTAATTCGTGCCTGCTGGTGCATTCTAGCCGGTAAGAGTTAGATGACCACCAAAGCTGAACGACGACGCCGTAGCGTATACATCAACCTGTTTCCCGAGCCTGGGCCGCTCAACATTATTGACGCACTACCGGACGACATCGCAGAGATTGCCCTTGAGATACTTACACGACAGGAGTGGGACGAGTTGATAATGGACCAGTATGTGGATGAGTTGAGATATGGCAAGCAAAGCTGAGCGATCAGCAGCTCTAGGCGATTGGCTCACCCTTGGGCTGATACTATTGTTGATGTTGGGTGATCTGCGATTGCAGAAACGCACGAAGGAGCTGGAGCGTGAAGTAGCGTTTCTGGCTTTAGTGATTGCCGAGAATGTTCTGACGGAGCCGAGGCCGCGACCGAAAGACCAACTCACCACCTTCCGAAATAACCATCTTCCCTTTGTCAATGACTTCTGTCATCCTCCAACAAGATGGCAAGTGAATCATTCTGCAACTCCTATCACGTCGAAGACATAACACCTAAACCCTGCTCGCCAGCGAAGCGATTAGTACTCGCAATGATCCAACGGGCAGTCGCCGACTACCTCAGGCCCGACAATACTCTCATATTCCTAGAAGCCGAAGGGTTCTTGCTCGCAGACGCGGGTGAGCCAGGCTATCGATTCTCCGACTGGTGCGCTCTGATCGATGAGGACTTTCTGTTCGAGGGGGTGCGTAGGTATCTCAAGCACCGGAAGCCGAACAAGAAGAGGATGATTGTCAGAGAAAGGGCTTATCACGAAGCAAGGCAAAAGCAGAGGGACAAGTATCTGTGCGGAAGGCTTGCGAGGGAATCAAGAGGGGGGTCGAAATGATTGGGGCGTTAACTGTTGGGCTGGCGTTTATGTACTTGCTGTGGTTCGGCACGTGGAGCGAGATTCAGTCGCTGAAGAGGCGGTTGGATGAGACGGAGAGGAAGCTGGATGAGACCAGGGTGGGTACTATCGGGATGATCAACCTCCAGAAAGTGCAGGCTGAACAGACTTTTGTGAGGAAAGATGCTCTCAACTGAAAATAGTGGATTGCATTGCAGTAAACCCTGTGAAACTCTGCAAACTGAAGGTAGTGTGTTGAGCGGCGAAAACGACGAGTCAGATACTCAAACAGATGCCCCCTTTCGGGATGTTTTCCATGCCCTCAGCTATTACAATCACCACAATCCAACTCGGCTCAAATCAATAAATCTAGCAGAACGCGATAAACGACAGTCTCGGGGTAGTTATACCAACGAGCAGTTGTGGTCGATGGTTTGTGCCGCTTTGTGGTTCGCTCTCAGACCGTACGAGAAGTCGGTCAAAGGAAAAGCGTTTGCGAGGTGGTACTTAATACCTCGTGAATCAAGAACCGATCTCGATTCGGCGGCTGTTGCTCAGTCCCTGGGAGTTAGTGAGAGGATGTTCTTCTACTACCTCAAAGAGACCCGGCAGGCGGTTGAGGAGAGGTTGTGGTTGGATGAGTTGATCCAGGACAAGAGCCAGTAATAACGCTTTAAACGACGGCTGATAACGGCTAGTATTTAAAAAAAGCATGCAAATTGAACTGCTTAACATCGGAAGTTTGATCCCCTACGCATTTAATAACGTCGATCACCCAGAGTCGCAGATTGACCGGATCGCCAATTCTATAAAGGAGTTTGGCTGGACTGTGCCAATTCTAGCGTCGAAGGATAATGTGGTGATCGCTGGTCACGGACGGCTGCTAGCTGCCAAGAAGCTTGGTTTGGCCGAGGTGCCGGTGATTCGAGCGGAAGGGATGACTGAGGCTCAACAGAGGGCCTATCGAATCCTCGACAATAAGCTGACCCGTGACTCTGAGTGGAACTTTGCTAACATCGAGGTGGACTTCTCGGTGATGAAGGATGAGGGGTTCGACTTTTCAGCATGGGGGCTTGACTCTCTAATGCCCGTTGCAGTCGAAGGCCAAGTCTTCGATGAAGACGTAGCAGACGGCGTGGTGCTCGAAGCGAAGTTCAAAATCAGTATTCCCGTTGAGGATTCGGATTCGTTTGAACAGCGCCTCGATGAGTTGCTCCGGCAATTCCCGGAAGCGAAAAAAGAAAAAGCGATATGACGTTTACCGTGGTATCGACCTTTAGCGGCTGCGGAGGTAGTTCTCTCGGGTACAAGATGGCAGGTGGCAAAGTTCTACTTGCAGTGGAGTGGGATGATAACGCGGTTCAGACTTATAAAGCCAACTTCCCAACGACAGATGTTTATCACGGTGATATCGGAAAACTTTCAGTCGACGATGTATTAAAACGAACGGGGCTAAAGCCTGGCGAGCTGGACATCTTCGACGGCTCACCGCCGTGCCAAGGATTCAGTACTGCCGGTAAGCGGTCATTCACTGATAATCGCAATCAGCTATTTCATGAGTATGTGCGGTTACTTAAGGGGCTACGACCTAGAACCTTCGTGATGGAGAACGTCAGCGGAATGGTAAAGGGCAAGATGAAGATAATGTTCGCTGAGATTCTTCGTGAGTTACGAGCGGCAGGTTATAAGGTCTCAGCACGATTACTGAACGCCATGAATTATGGAGTTCCGCAATCTCGGCAGAGAATGATATTCGTTGGAGTTCGGGAGGATTTGGGGATTGAGCCGAGTCATCCGGTGGGGAGTTCAAAGACGATCTCTTTTCGAGAGGCTGTTAAAGGGTTGCCACTTAATACACAAAACACGACTATTCAGCACGTTTGGGTCGATGAAATACAGCGACAAACAAAGTGGATTGGAAGAGCATCCAGGCTAAGGCCAGGAGATAAGCTAGTTCCAGGAGTCGCATCGTCATCACGGATTTGGTGGGATAAACCATGCCCAACGATAATGAAAAATGCAATGCCCGGTCAAGCACCTTATGTCCGCAATTCGCATATTCATCCTTCGGAACCAAGGGCGTTAAGTATTCGAGAGATGGCTAGATGCGGTTCTTTTCCTGACGACTTTTTATTTATTGATGCTTTAAATAACGGTATGCAGCGCATCGGCAATTCAGTCCCCCCAAAACTCATGGAAGCAGTAGCACGACACATTAACGAGAACATTCTTAAGAAGGCAACATGCCCAAAGGACCTAAAACAAATCGAATCGCTCAAGAAGAATACATTTCCGAATACTTCAAGTGCGGCGGCGTAAAATATCGAGCCGCAAAGAAGCTAGGACTTGCATACAGCCAGGTTCGCAAGTGGCACGATGAGGACGAGGTGTTCCGTGAACGGTTAGCAGAGGTAGAATCGGAGTGGTTCGATAGCATTCGAGCGGCGCTGATGAAGCGAGCGATTGAGAAGTCGGATCAGGCGGCGTTCTTTTTTCTGAAGTCGAAAGATCCAGAGCAGTACGACGACAACATCCGAAAGGCTAAGTGGTTGGCCGATCGGGGATTGGTCGAGACTCAGCTCATGCCGGTACAGGTGGAGCTTGTTCGAGGCCCGGAACTCGAAGAGCCACTTGAGCACTAATCGCCAGGTTGAGATCAGTTGGTGGGCTTGGGAGGCTATCAAGGATGAAACTCCGCTTAGAACTCACCTAGTTACCGGCGGATTAGGAGCTGCGAAATCTCACAACGGTCAGATTTGGGACGTTAAGCGGTGCCTCCAAAATGGGGTAGCACTGAGCGAGCCTAAGCCTTCGAAGAGTTGGACGGTAGCTCCGAATTACAAGATCTGCGACACGTTGATGGAGCTAACGCTTCAAGTGGCACAAGAAGTATTCGGGCTAACCGAGGGGAAGCATTTCCACCTCGCAATGTCGTCGCCAAAAACGATCGACTTTAGGAAGATGGGACTAAACCACCAGCTTTCCTTTCGGTCGGCGGATAATCCGAAGCACTTTGTTTCGGACTCTATCACGCACTGGCGATGGTCGGAGCCGGGGGTTTCGAAGCCTGAGATTCACAATCAGCTAATGAATCGGCTACGAGATACGCGGGGTAAGGTTCTACAAGGGCTGGCCGACGGCACGCCGGAAGGACTTAACCACTGGGAAACATTAGCGAATTTACCCGGCGTCGGTCGAGATCGTATCTCAGACGATGGCAAGCGGCGGCGGTTTATCGTTGAGACGAGCGAGAACAAGAAATACCTCCCCGAGGGTTATATTGAGGGCCTACGGGCTCGATATAGCCACGATCCCTCGCGGTTGTTGAGTTATGAGAAGGGCCTCTTCGTTCCGTTTACGAAGGGCTCCGCTTACTGGGCATACAACGACCATTTGAATCTCATTGCCGATGACTATCGGGTAACCCCCGATCGTCCGGTGCTACTAAGTCTCGACTTCAACGTGAGTCCGATGGCGTGGGTAGTGGCTCAGAAGTATTGGGAGCAAAAGTCGGTGTATCATACCCGAACGGAGAAGTACCTGTTCCTAGAGGAGTCGTCGGGTGAAACGCTCGGGCTTCTCGATGCGCTAGCTGAGTTCATGGCGAAGTTTCCAGCGGCTCAGTACGGCAATACCGAGATCCAGATCTACGGCGATGCCTCGGGATACGCAAGAGACCTTCACCGAGCGTCGGAAGGATACACGGTAATCGAGCAGACGCTTCGTGCGAAGGGATACCGCCGAATCAGCATTATGGCCGAACGATCGAATCCACTAGTCAAGGACCGGCTGGAAAAGGCTGCTCAGGTGATGAGCTATGAGCGAATGGCGGTGCATATCCGATGTACTCGTTTGAGGCAGTCGTTCGTGAAGACAGCTCTCAAAGAGGGGACGTGGGATATTGAGAAACCAGGCCGCGATGACTGGACCCACTACGCCGATGCGGCGAGCTACCTGCTCTACGAAATATACAAAATGACTAACTTAACTGACCCAAACAGCAAACAGGTTTACGGATTATGAGAAAATACCTTCTAACAATAGCGGCACTAGTACCAACAGCAGCGGGAGCAATTGTTCCCGATGAGGTGGTGTTTGCCAGGGCGAACCCAACGCCAGCGGCTACGAACGCACCATTCACCACGACCGACGGCACAGCATCGGCGGGGGTAGTGGGCTTTCGTCAGCGGGTGTTGTCCTACTCGATATCGTGCAGCAATGCAGCAACTGACGTGACTTTCTTCTCGAAAAGTTCAGGAGGTGCGACAGCGATTACTTCAACGAAGAAGCTTCCGTCCAACGGGGTTATTTCAGCGAGTAATCCACTTGGGGTATTCGAGAGCAAGGTTGACGAGGTGATAACCGTCGGCACTAGCAACGGTGCTATCTGCGGGATCGACCTGTCATATGCCTACGTTCGGCAGGTGGCTCCAACGGCTACAAACACACCAACTCCTACAGCTACCCCAACAGAAACTCCAACGGCGACACCAACACCTTAATGACAACCAAACTCTTCGAACATCCCGAGTATCTAGCACGGGTGGACGAATGGCGAGTGTCACGGGATCTGTACGAAGGGAAACATTCGGTCCTTACGGGGCCAGAATACCTCTGGATGCACGAGCTTGAATCGAGCGTTGAGGCGTACAAGGAAATCGAGAATGTGGTTGTCCAGACCGTTGGCCAGCATCTCAGAGCACTCAGAGCCAAACGCTCTCGCTATCTGAATCTGTTTGAGCCGATGGTGTCTACCTGGATCTCGATGTTGTTTAGGGAAGAGCTCTCTTACGACCCAGAGGTAAAGGAGCTACTCGGAGAAGATGGCCTGGCTGACATCGACGGGGCTGGTACGTCGTTTGAGGACTTCATTAAAAACCATGTGGCGCTAGCGTACTTCCGAGACGGTCAGCCGTGGATCATGGTCGATGCTCCGCAAGGGGATTTTGCGAGCCTCGCTGAGCAGGAAGGCAGTCGCCACCGTCCGTACATGGAGCTCCTGGATGTTATGCTCGTTAAAGACTGGCAGATCTCGGGGGCTGGACCAAACTTCGGCAAGTACCAGCTCCTTCGCTTCGAATACGAGGAGATTGAGGCACGTACATCGCTGACGGAAGCGCCGGTGATGGGGAAGTACTGCAAGGTGCTGATGCTGACCAATGTTGGCTACGAGGTCGAGCTGTTTCAGATGGTTGATAATCAGTGGCAGACCCGAGGAATTCAAACGGTCGGTAAGGTCGAGAAAGGCTGGGACACCCTGCCGATCTCGACCATCAAGAATAACGATCCGTGGGTGAGAGACCTGGCAGAGATCGCACTAGCACTCTTCAACGAGATGAGCGCCTGGTTCAATCTCCTGAACACTCAGGCGTTTCAGCGAGTGATACTCTCGGGGTCGTTTAGCCCTCAACACAAGTTTGCAATCTCAGAATATGCATGGGGAGTCGCCCCCCCGGGAACAACGACAACCGTAATTGACTCGGCTCCGACGGCACAACATACAGACGCAATCGACAGACTGATCGACATGTTCTACCGAGTGGGCTTCAACCGAACCCGTGGGCTATCCGCTGGTTCAGATGAGGCACCATCGGCAAACACGCTGCGTGAGATGAACATCGAGCTGATAACCATCCTCAAAACGGCGGCAACTGAAATTGAGTCGGTTGTAAACAACGCTCTCAAGCACGTCGCTCTGTTCAAGGGGAAGAAGGATTTCAAGGGAAAGATTCAGATCTCGAAGAACTTCGCCCCTGAAGACGTGGAAGCGGCTACTACGAGATGGCTTGCGTACAAGGACGACATCAAGAAGGTCGATCCTTGGTACAAGGCCGAGCTGAAGAGGCTTGCAGAGCAAGAAGGGTTCAGCGAAGAGGAAGAGAAGGAGATATTCGAGGCGATTGAGAAGCTCGAAGCTGCCTCCCTGATGGACCCACTCAAAGGATTTGGAGCATTTATAAATGACGGACCGAAAGGAACTGA